GCAGTTGAGGATTTAACTTTTGACAACAACGCTACAGTAAGCGAAATTGTAGAAGCAATTTTATTAGAAGCAAATAATTAAAAATAAACAATTATGAAAACAAAATCAAGACAATCAAAACAGGACAGACAGGCAAATCTAATGATCGCAGTGGCTGTAATTGCAGGTATTTACTTCGTAGTGTGGGCTTTAATCGGAATGGTGTTATGAAACTAATTGACATCCCTGAAATTGACGAGACCGGCACGTATTACATACTTACGGATGAGATTGATCCGGAAACAGGCGACAACGTGGAGGCGGAATTTTTCGTCGACATTGTGACGAGGTGGACAACATCAACGTATGACGATATGCCTCCAGAGAGCAGGATGACATACGCATTTGTCAATGCAGAATGTCAGAGTGATTATTTTACGGCAAAGGAGCGGTCGGAATTGGAGGAGCAGCTGGAGAAAAGCATCTATGATAGATATGAGTGGTATTAAATTATAAACAATAAACATGAGTGGTATTATGGAAACAAAAAACAAAGGTGTTAATGCAGTTAATGCAGAGACAAAAGAAGTGATAGCGATGCTATCCCGCAAGCTGGGTGTTGACATCACGGACAAATCACGGAAGAGGGATGTAACGACAGCACGATTCGTGGCATTTCATTGGTTAAGGGAGAACGGCTATACATGCGTTGAGGTAGGCGATATGTTCGGGGTGCACCATAGCACGGTCAGCTACGGGGTGAGGGTGATAGAGGACTTCCTCTCGATCGGTGACAAGATGGTGAAGGAGGTGTACGACAAGTTGATGTTTTGAGATTGGGCGTGTTATCGCTTCTGTTTTATTAATAATTTCTTAAACTAAAATATTATGTCAGAACTTATAGTAAGATTAAAAGTAGAGCCAGTTTGGCTTCGTGAAAAAACAGATTTAAGTATTTGCAAGGCTTGCAAAGAAAAAATATTTAGTAATATGTTGCGCCTTTGGATTATGTCAGAAGCCAACGGTGTTAGACTGCATGCGGATAAAACAGATGTTCTATTATGTGAAAGTTGTTTCTCTGTTTTAACTTAGCGATAACGTTCCGCAGGTATGGTTAGTGCGGAATTATTAACAACTAAATTACATTAAAATGACAGAATTAGGTAAACAAGTTTGGAAAAAAATGGAAGAAATGGGGTGGGAAAATGCCCCTGAAGGATTCCATTTAGAATATTACGAAAATATCATTGAATGTACTAAACAAGTATTAACTATGCCTGCTGTTGTAAAATCGTTGCCTACCGATGAATGTGTAGAGCAATGGTGGGCAGAAGGACAAGACCAAAATGAAGGTTTTTGGCAAGAAGCACCTTACAGGACTAACGGTGATGTAGTCGAAGAAATAAAAACAGCATTAAAGTATTTTATTGAAACGTGGCAAAGGTAGGCTATGTTTTACAACGTGGCGTTTACGAATGTTTAAAATGAATAATGAGTGATAACGGTGAATACCTCCCACGCTTACATAGATGCCGAAATTAGCGTTTAAATGGGCTGTATGGCATGTAGGTATTCGGAAGAGAAAATAATGGCTTAGAACGCAAATAAACGATTAAAACGAGATTGAGGATATGAAAACAGACAGAGAGAAAGTCAAAGAAGCTATCATTGAGATAGTAAAAAACAAGAAAAATGAAGGTGTTGAGCCTGTATTCGCTACTGTGGGAGATATAGTGGCTCATACAGGAATGCACATATCAGATGTGAATTGTGAACTGTCGATGTTAAGGAGTAGCGGAGTAATAAAACAGGTGGAGTATTGGGGAGATATTAAACATTCTCATCCCTACAATTTGAGTTGGGGCTATATAATTGCTGATGCTAAGCAAAAACAAGCTCTGATCGACATGATGCGAGGTGATGAAGAAATCGGGTTATATGACGATAACCCAAAAAATCACGGATATGAGTGATAAAAAATGGAAGCTGATAGGCTTATTTAGGTAGGGATTGAGATAACTGGGGTTTAAGCTATAACAACAAAACAACAAAAAGCAACAATGAAAAAGAGTGAATTAATTAAATGGCTTGAGCTATACAACGATGATTTACCAGTAAAGGTTGCCACTTTTAAGGGATTATTTGAACCAACAGCGATAAAAAAGGATGGTAATGCATTGGTGTTGTATAACCTTTACGATATAACTGGAGAAGAGTTAATGTGTCATAATGTGGCTAATATAATTGTAGCAAACAAAGAATCATCTAATATAATAGGTCGGCTTGAGCCGGAAGGTTGCGAGGGTTTTATCGAGAAGGAGAAAATTGAATCTAAAAAGAAGGAGAAATGAGTTTACAAGACAAACAGGACAAGTGGTTTCAGAACGACACATCGCAGACGGAGAGTGTATGGATTGGGTATGTGCCAAAAACGTTGGATGATTGCGAGAGATTGACAAAAAGCGAAACCGAGTCAATCCTTTCCGAAGCGGAGCGCATCGTGAACGGCGACAGGCAGGCGGATTATTCCGACCCTGTGGAGAATTTCAAGCATATATCAGCAATTGCATCGGCAATTATGGCGAAGGACATCACGGCGGAAGAATGTTGCATTGTGATGATTGCGGTTAAACTTGCGAGGGAGAACTTCAAGCACAAGCGGGATAACCTTGTCGATTTGGCGGGGTATGTGGAGATATTGAACAGAATCAAAGAGAGCGAGGTGTCAAGATGAAAAGAGAGGAACGCAAGCTGGAGATCGAGTGCTGCAACATCGCACGGAAATTTGGATTGGCAGCGGTCAAGCTGGAGAAGAACGGCAACACGGGGATCCCCGATTACCTGTTCATCAAAAAAGGTGGCCGGTCGCTGTATGTGGAGTTTAAGAGGCCGGGTGGTGGTGGTGTGGTATCAGCGGAGCAACGATTCTGGGCTGATTTTTTGGGTGATAGTCACGTGTTCGTTGATAACGTGGATAAGTTCTTAATTGTAATAGGGGAGTTTTTTGATTTGTTGGATAAGAGATAATTAGCTATATTTGTAAGATTTGTGAGATTTGTGAGATTTGCAAAAACTGTTTTCATGACTGTTTTCATGACTTTTTTATCGGGATGGGTGGCCTGTGATAGGTCGCTCATCTTTTTTTGTGGTCCTGGTGGTCCTGATGGTCCTGGTGATGGTGCAGGGCGGTTGCTTTGTGTGTCAGAGATAATTTAGTTGATTTTTGCCTATTCCGTTCTATATCAAAGGTTTGTTTGTTTTTCTGTCTTAAAAACACCTATAAAAAAGACGTAAATTATTAGTTAATTATAAAATATAAAATAAAAATAATGTTAAAATAATCATATAACTACTTAAAACACAGCTATATATATATATTATTATTATATTATTTTAAAAATATAATATTATATTAGGTTTTCTTTTTTCTTTATAGTTTTTTGGTCGAAAAAAGATAATTTCTAATAATTTGGGTAAACGATTTGTGACACAGCGAGTTAAGGCATTATTTTGCAAATAATCAAAAATAATTTCTAATTTCACCCCTGATAATAGGGGTAAAAGTGGGTCGGAACGCCATGCAAAGGTCTGAAATAAGCTGATTTATCCACATCGTCCTACCGTGTGGATAACTTTCGACCATAAAATAGTGATGGTGTGAATGAAAATAATACATTTGAGGTTGATTATCAAAAAATCTTTTTATGAAATTATCCAAACTGAAATTAAATCCGAAGAATCCGAGAATAATTAAGGATGACAAGTTCAAGAAGCTGGTTCAGTCGCTGAAGGACTTCCCGGAGATGATGGAAAGGGAAGAAAAAAATAAGTGTGTAGTTTGGTGATTGGGATATATTTTGTATATTTGTATTATGAAAACATACAAATGTCTACAATGCGGAAAAGATTTTGAAAGCAAAAAGGGTTGTAAATCAAGACAGCCTAAATACTGCTCAAGAGAATGTTATGCGGAAAGTCTAAAATTGAATAAAAGGTGCAAGTTTTGCGGTTCAATTATCGAGAATAAACATTCTGTTTCAATGAAAAATAGGATTTATTGCTCAAGGGAATGTCAAGGGAAAGCAAGGCGAAACGTTCCTTTATCTGATGAATGGAAGAAAGCAATAAGCGAAGCAAGGAAAAATTCAGATAAATGCAAAGGTAAAAATCTTTATAATTGGAAAGGTGGGAAAGAGACTGAGCCATTTAGATTAAAGCAAGCATATTATAAGCGGAAAAAAGGGCTTAAAGAAAAAATGCCTATTGAATTTTTACAAAAGGTATTAAAGGCTCAAGATAACAAATGTTTCTTTTGCGAATGTGATTTGACAGAATATAAAGCAATAGAACATTTAACGCCAGTTTCAAAAGGAGGTGATAACCACTTTTATAATTTAGTTTATAGTTGTAAATCTTGCAACTCAAAAAAAAGACAGCAAACACTTGAAGAGTTTGCATTAAGCACGGGTAATATTCATTGGTTAGGAAAATGGGAACATTTATTTATTGAAACATTATGATAATTGGAGATGACATTTTAAGCTATGGCACAAATATATAACAAAAAAGATTTATTCGAGCAGGCAAAGAAAGCGATAAAGGATAATAACCTGTTTTTTTTCAGTGATGTTGTTGCCTTTCTGCCATGCCATACAGATACATTTTACCAGTATTTCAGACCTGGCGAGGAAGAGCATACCGAGTTAAGGGAGATGCTGGAAGAGAACAAGATCAGGACGAAATCATCGATAAGAGCGAAGCTGTTCAAGTCGCAGAGGGCTGCCGAGTTGTTGGCATTGTATCGTTTGATATGCACACCCGAAGAGCATAGGCTGTTGAATCAGCAATATATCGAGAGCAGAGTCGATGCTAAGGTGGAAGGGTTCAACGTTAAGGACATTGTTAAGTTTGACAGAAAAAGGAGAGAAGAAGAAGAAGAAGATTGATGGATGTCGGAAGGAACATAACGTTAAGTCAGAGATATGAAGCACTCTTCGAGGCCGATACGAGGTACATCATCATCATCGGTGGGCGAGGGAGTGGCAAGTCGTTTGCTGTGGCCACGTTCCTGTCGTTGCTGTCGTATGAGAATGACGAGACGATACTGTTCACCCGTAAGACGTTGAGTTCAGCGCATTTGTCGGTGATCCCCGAATTTGTTGAGAAAATAGAGTTGATGGGAGCGGAAGCACACTTTGACGTAAGGAAAACAGACATCGATAATACGCTGTCAGGCAGTAGGATATTGTTCAGGGGATTGCAGAGTTCATCGGGAGATAACACCGCCAACCTGAAATCAATTCAAGGGGTGACGTGCTGGGTGCTGGATGAGGCAGAGGAGTTGACGGATGAGGAGGTGTTTGATCGTGTCGATCTGTCGGTAAGGCACAAGACGAAGCAGAACAGGGTGATAATGGTGATGAACCCGAGCCATAAGGATCACTTCATCTATAAGAGGTTCTTCGAGAGCAGGGGCGTTCCCGACACGTTCAACGGAACTGTTGACAACGTTACGTACATCCACACAACCTATCGGGATAACATCGAGCATCTATCTGACAGTTACATCCAGCAGATTAACGTAATGCGTGATCGCAGGCCGGAAAGATATAAGCATCAGATACTTGGCTTGTGGCGAGACAGGAGCGAGGGTGTTATATTCACCAACTGGCGGATAGGTGATTTTGTTGATACAGGCATCGTTGTTTATGGGCAGGATTATGGTTTTTCCGTAGATCCGACTACGTTGGTAAAGGTGTCGATTGATAAGACGAAAAAGATTATTTACGCAAAGGAACTGCTGTACCGCACAGGGATGACAACGAGCGACATCTACGAGGTAAACAAGAGGTACGCAGGCGATGCGCTCATCATTGGGGATAGTGCCGAGCCGAGGCTAATAGAGGAGTTACGGCAGAAGGGCAATAACATCATTGGGGCTGTCAAGGGGCAGGGGTCTGTATCGGGTGGTATAGCGTTGATACAGGATTACGAGTTGGTTGTCGATGGTGAGAACCTTGTCAAGGAATTGAACGGCTACGTGTGGAGCGACAAGAAAAGCAACACGCCGATAGACGCCTCGAACCATATTTTGGATGCACTGCGATATGCCGTTATGCATCAACATTTTAATAATTTTGATTATGCGATTTGCTAATAAGTTATCCGCAGAGGTGCTGACTATTACAAAAATATTTGTAATATTGTTAATTGTTTTGTATGGACTGTTTTCGTTCATCGAGATGGAGGCCAACCCGGGATGCTGGTCGATATGGAGCAGGGCTATATCAAGCCTGCTGTTAGTGGTGGCGATGGGATATGTAACACGCAATGTATATGATTAGAAAGGCGTTAGGACTGAAAGAAAAGAGCGGCACAACGAAGGCGATAGCCTATGATGTGTCGAACATCACATATCTAAACACACCCGTCATTTTTTACGACTGGGAGGCGGAGGACTACACGCTGAAGGGATATGTCGGCAATAGCGAGGTTTACAAGATCATTCAAAAGATCATACAGAAGTGTGCCGTTGCCGAGTTGGAACTGTACGTTGACACAGGTAGCGACAAGAGCAGAAAGCGTAAAAGATACGAACGATTCAAGTATTCGGCCACACCATCGGAGCACGTTAAAAAGATGCTATACTTCAAGGCTTTGGATTATGCACCTGAAAACAGTTCGTTGGCTAAGCTGATAAGGAAACCCAACCAAACGCAGACGTGGCGGGATATGATGGAATTGTTCCGCATATTTTACTTCACGCAGGGTGAGGCCTTTTTGGCAAGGGAAACACCTATCGACAGCAAGATGCCAACAGAGGTGTGGGTAGTGCCTCCTTACAGGATGAGGCACTTTGTCAAGGATGGTGTTATCGTTGCGTGGGAGTACGATATAGGCAATGGGAAGTATAGGCGTTGGGCGGATGACACCTTCGATGATGTGCTACACGTTAAGATGTCCAACCCGCAATTTGACGGCAAAGGCAAGCAGTTGAGAGGCATGTCACCGTTATTGGCGGGGCTTAAATCATTGCAGTTGGATGACTTCGCTATCGAAGCATGGTTGAAATCATTGGAAAATGAGGGAGCAAAGGGTATCATATCACCCAACCATCCTGACAAAACGAATTGGCTGTCACCTGATCAGGTGAAGGCCACCGAGATGAAGGTACAGGAGAAAATTCACGGCTACGAGAATAAGAACAAGGTTGTTGTATCTGGTATGCCGCTGCAATACACACAGATAGGGCTGTCACCCGATGCGCTGAATATCATCAATTCGTTGGAGAAGGCTGGCAATGATCTGTGTGATCTGTGGGGAGTTCCAGCGGTCTTGTTTGACCCAAACCCGACCTATCAGAACCAAAAGGAGGCAGGGACGAGGTTTATCAGGGATGTGATCCTTCCGTACCTAAACAAGGAGGAAGACGCGCTGAACAGGTGGTTAGTGGAGCCATTCCGAAAGGAACGCAACTACATACTGGACTATGACACATCACTGTTCGATGAGTTGAGAATAACGATACAGGACCGGGAATATCTTGAGAGGATACTCACGTTGAACGAGATGAGGATCATCGAGGGTTATGATGAGATAGAGAATCCATACGCAAACGAGGTGTTTATCGAGCAGGGCAAGATACCGCTAAGCGATTACGGCTTTGGGGAGTAATAAGATAGAAAGAGATTGATATGGCACACAGTAGGTTTTTCACACGATATTCAACAGCACTTGACAGGCGGTTATTCCGCTTGGAGAGGAAGTATCGTGCGATGATCTACAAAGAATTGCAGAGGGAGCAGGAACAGTTTATTGAGACGGGTGATTTTACGACCGACCTACAACCAATATTCGAGCAGTTGTACAGGGATGAAGGCGTAAAGGTGATGATGGCGCAATACAAGCTGCTTGGAGGCATGGATAAGAAATCTGATTTTTTCAGCACCGCGTGGAGGGTGTGGGTGGAGCACTTCATCGACACACGTATGGCGCAGAAGATAGTGCGTATTGACGAGACAACGAGGGAGGCCGTACAGCGAGTGATAAGCAACAATGTAGCTGTTCCACGCAGGGAGATAGCCAAACAGCTGACAATGTTCAGCCGCAAGCGAGCGATGGCGATAGCACGCACGGAGGTGGCACAGATGGCCGTTGAATCACAGAAGCAGGGTGCGGAAGCATGGAAGGCGGAGACGAACACCACACTTTACAAGATGTGGATGCACAGGGGAGCGGCTGATCCTCGCACGGGGCACTTGGCGTTGGATGGGACGACGATACCGGAAAACGAGATGTTCACCATCGTTGACAACTATGGCAATAGCGAGCGGGCGTTGACACCGCATGCATCAGGGCTGTCAGCGGGGAATGTTGTAAATTGTGGATGCACGGTGATATATGTGAGTGAGAATTACTATAATACAAGACTGAAAAGATAAAGATATATGGCAACGCAAGACGATTACAGGATAAAGAAAGCGGACATCTTCAAGAGTGCGAGCGATGGTATATTGTCAGGATATGCCAACGTGTATAACATTGAGGACCATCAGGGTGACATCACCCGTCTGGGGGCGTTCATCAAGACGGTGAATGAGAACCACAAGTCGATGAAGGTTTACAAGAACCACCGAAGCGATCAGCTGGTAGGTGTGCCAACAAGGTTGGATGCGAATGATCCGTATGGCTTGTACATGGAAGCGAAAATAATCATGGACACGCAGCTTGGAAAGGATTCATACCACGAAGCGAAGTTCATGTTGGAGAACGGATTCGAGACCGGTTTCTCTATCGGTGGGTGGGTGATGAAGAGAGATAAGGCTGACAAGAGGATCATCACCGAGTTCAAGCTGGAGGAGATCAGCATACTGACGATGCAACCTGCCAACCAGCTGTCTATGGTGGATATAGTCAAGAGCATACATGCAGAGGATGAACTGACACAAGAAAAGTTTTGGAACACGATCACCAAAGCATATGACAGTAAGTTTAGCGATAATATATTGAAATCATTAGAACAATTTTTGACACTCAAAGAGAAGCCGGAGCAATCCACTTCTACGGTTGAGCCGTCAGCGATCATCAAAAGTATTTACGATTTATACATTTAAAAAAACTATCGAAATGGAAGAAAAAGATTTGGAAAAGGCTAAGGCCGAAGCATTGGAAAATGTAAAAAAGACCGCAGAGGAAGCGGCAAGGGGTGAGACCGCTAAGGCTGTTAAGAGTCTTAACGATAAGATCGCCGAAATGGAAAAGGAACTGAAATCAGCCACCACCGCCGAGGCTGTGGAAGCGTTGAAGGCAGAGTTTGAGGACAAGCTGAATAAGCTGTCTGCGGACGTCAAGAAGCAGGGTCAGATCAGCGAAAAGCGTGTATCTCCTGTTGCTGGCATCGACATGATCAGGAAGTCGTTGGAGGCATCCATCAAGGACAATGCCGATGCATTGAGGAAGTACAGAAGTGGCACGATGGATTTAGCTGTTAAGGCAATCACTCCCGCATCGTTTGGTGCGTCGGATTATCCGAGCCTGACTACGCAGGTGCAACCTTTGTACCGTAATCCTTATGCGCCTGTTTACCTGCGTAACATTTTCCCGAATATCAGTACATCTGGATCGAACGTTACCATCTGGAAACAGGGACCCGTAACAGGTGCGGCCGCTATTTGGGAGCGTGGCAAAGGTGCTGCTGGTGTCGATACTGACAAGCCAGAAGTAACTCCTACGTGGAAGAAGGAAGTTGTATCTGTTGACTGGATTGCCGGTATCACCCATATCCAACGTGAAGTGTTGGATGACGTTGACTTCATGGCAACCGAGATACCGTACGCACTCATCTACGGAGCAAGCGGTATCCTTGCAGCCGAGAACAAGATGATCATGGATTACATCGAGGCTAACGCAGTTGATTATGCCACCCCGCCTGGGGCCGCCGATCCTGCTAACAGCTTAGAGACAATCCTTGCGGCTGCCTTCGGTCAGTTGGGTGATAGCTACATGGCTCCGACACACATCCTGATCAACAACTGGGATTACCTGAACTACATGGCCTTCAACAAGGCAAGCGGATCGGGTGAATATGACTATCCGTCACTCAACTTGCAGTTTGTCAATAATCAGTTGTATATCAACAACCTGCAAGCCGTTCCCGTTCCGAGCCTCGCACCGGGCGCTGCTTATGTGATTGCAGCCGATCATTCAAGGTTCATTTCACGGATGGGTGTTCAGACTGCCATCTCACAGGAGCATTCGGACAATTTCACCAAAAACATGGTGACCTACCGTGCCGAAGTGAGAAGTGGGTTCTTCACCTACAACGACAACTCGCTGGTTAAGGTAACATTGCCGACACCGGCCGCTGGATCGTAATGATCTGATATGAATCAATGGGGTGGTGGGTAACACCATCACCCCTGTTTTAAACCAAAAACAATCTAACAATATAACGTTATGGCAAAATTATTATACAACGTAAGAGCGTATAGCGATACCGCAGCCAACTGGGCAACGGATACTCACGTCTACCCAGCCAACAGCCTCCTTATCGCAACCGATACAGGGGTAATCAAGAAGGGTGACGGAGTGAAAACGTATGCACAGCTTGCGAGCTTGGGAGTGAAGCAGGTGGCAGAGGTTGATGACATCAGCGATTGGCCTGAGTCATTTCCACCCGCAGCGCACGATCACGCAGTTGTTGCGGATGAGGACAGTGGATTGGAGGCAGCCGACACGATTCAGGACCTTGCGGAGGCTTTGAGCGCACGAATTTTGGCACTCGAAACAGCAGCAGAAGGAGGAGGAGGAGAAGGAGAGTAATGGTTATTAAGTTAACAAGAGATGTGCAAGTTGGTAGGATGGGCGAAGTGATGGACCTACCCTACCAACGAGCAGCATATCTTATAAGAATGGGCGCAGCGTTGGAGTGGAAGCAGACAGCGGACGAGGATGATGTTGAGTTAAAGGAAGCGGAAGCAGTAAAGCCGAAGGTCGTCAAGAAAAAGAAAACGGCTGGAAAAACAGCTGGAAAAACAGCTAAGAAAACAGCTAAAAAGTAAACGGAGGTAACTATGGGTGAAATGGTCAATTTATATGGGTTGTTGCAAAAGGCAAAGAGGGCGTTAAGCATCGATGATGATGATTGCTCACAGGATGATTATCTTAACGATCTCATCAATGCAGAGGTACGTGTTGCGTTGAGGCGAACTGGTCGGACAGCCATCGATGATACCATTGTGACGATTGTCGATGATGAGGAGGTGGTGACATACGAGCAGAACCATGCGCTGGAGGATGCCATCGTGAAGAACGTTGCGTTGAAGTATGATGATCTGAACGCACCCATCGACCACACCATCTATTTTCAATTCAACGACACACCTATGATTTGAGCGATATGGCAAACACGAAAAGGCTGACGGAGAAGGTTGAGGTGCTGTCACACGGAACAGAGAGTGATGGGTACGGTGGTTATATCCCTACTGTAACGGTTGTGGACACCATCAAGGTGCATATCGAGCAGATGCAGGTGGGAAAGGACATCGAGCAGGCACAGATAACACTTCCCGGCACTTATCGGATGATCTCACGCAAGGATGTTGGTGCAGGGAATACGATCAGGTGGAATGGCAAGGAATATGCCATCACATCGACACCGCAGGCCGACCACGTAAGGAGAACGAGGTACTATCATTTCACGATGCACGTGATTAACAAGTAAATTATGCCAGTTATCAACACCACATCAAAAAATTTATCAACATACAAGACTAAGATGTTCAGGGATGTTGTAAATTTGGTTCAGAATGCCATCACAGATGTGCAGATACTGGCGATGAGGGATGCGCCGAAGTTCGTGAACATAGATAAGAAGTTCACCGACAAAGGATTGACTGGTGAGGTTGGCGTGATGGGAGAGATGGAAGGCAACCATATTGCTGCCTATATTGAGTTCGGAACAGGGTTGAGTGCACGTGAGATTTTAGCAGGATATCCTAAATGGATTCAGGAAATTGCGTATGAATTTTATGTCAACGGACAAGGAACTTTGCAGGGAAAACCTTATCTTTATAACAACTTTTTGGTTATAGAGGAAAAGTTCAAAAAAGAATTAAAGGAATTAGTCGATGGACAGAGTAACGGAGATTAGGGGCAAGGTAATGACAGCGTTGAGCGGGTACAAGCACAATGGTGTGGCTGTGCCTGTGTTCGATGAGGTCGTCAATCCGAGCGTTGCACTTCCGACCATCGAAGGGGCGCAGGTGTACATCGTTTTACAGGATCAGCAGGAGACACCCAACGCAGTGCAGACGTTATGCTCACCACGCTCGAATGTGAGCCTCACTATCAGGGTTGTGACCATCTTCGGTCCTGTTGGCAATAAGAAGCTATCGGAGGACATCGGGGATGAGGTGTTAGACCTCATACGTGATGATCGTGGGGGCAGTAAGCTGTCAGGGATTAAGGATGTAGAGTTACCAATCGCAAGATCTCTGTCGGAGGTGACGGCAGAAAATATATCATTTTCAAAAATACTAATTTTAAACTTTGTAAAAAATGGCTGATGTAAATGTAAAAGGACATACTGGTTTATTGTCAGTATATGACACGACAGCTTATAAGCCGATCGTGTGTTTGACCTCCACCTCCATGTCGAGCGTGTTGAGGATGATCGAGAAAGTAAACTATTGCACGCAGGGAGAAACCATCAAGACTATTGACGGTATCGACCGCACCGTATCATTTGATGCGGAGGTGATGACTGTTGATGGAAATACTAATGCGAGTTATGCGGAACTGTTGGAGTTGCAGGGCGAGGAGCAGACGTTCAAGCTGGAGGGTCGAGGTAAAGCGAAGTACTTCAAGGCTGTGATCTCCGATTTGAGTGACACGTTCCCGGGTGAGGGGGATGCCACATTCAGCGGCACGCTGACCATCAATGGCGACATTTCGGAAACTGATCCAAAAGCTGCAACTGGATCGTAACAAGTTACCCCTTCGGGGGTAGCTTTTGTTCAACTAAATGAAGAAACAATAAAACTGTAAAACTGTAAAACAATAAGGAGATAACGAGATGGCAATGTTTGAGACAAAAATTCAGTTCAAAGGAAAAGAGCGGACAATCAGGTTTGGTTCGTGGGTGACGAGTGAATTTCAGAAGCTGGTGAGAGACAAGGGGACGGAGGCAACGATCGAGCTGTTTGCCTACATCATATTTTTCGGGATCATACAGGGTGAGGGATTGAGAGCAAAGTATATAGCGGAGGAAGAGATTGGCTTTGATGTGTTCGACTGCTATGATTGGATTGATGAGCAGGGAGGATTGGATAGCGATGAAGTTGAGAGGATTCAAAACCTGTATGTCAAGCACAATGAAACCAACGTGCCAAAAAACCAGAAGGCCACAACGAAGGAAGCGAAAACAGTCAAGATGAAGCAATAGACTGGGATTCTGACGTTGTGGCGTTTGCGGTTGGTGAACTGGGGTTAAGGCTGGAGGAGTTCTACGATATGCCGTTCTGCGAGTTCAGGATCAAGGCATATGCTTACAAGAGAATGCAAGAGGAGAGGTTGAGGCACACGAGGATGATAGCATATTATTCGGCTGTTGGGCCACACCTCGATCCGAAGAAATTGCCAAAGACGATAGATGAGTTCATGCGGATTGGCGACAAGCCAAAGAAGAGAAGCAGGGTATCAGATGAGATGCGTGAGTTGTACAAGAAGCGGATGGATGAGTACAACGAAGCGATGAGAATTTACAGGGAGAAGCATAAGGATCAGGATCAAGATCAGAACACCGATAAAAAGTAACGCAGATGAGTTTCACGGCAAAGATAACGGCAGATATAACTGGGTTTGAATCATCGCTAAACAAGGCGGGGTTGAAGTTACAGCAGTTTGAAAAAGCCGTAAAAAAATCGACAGAGGGCATTTCGTACATAGGTGATTCGCTCATCAATGTAGGGAAGAAAGCCAGCATCCTATCTGCCGCACTTGTCGCCGCTGGCAGCAAAGCGTTTATGATGGCTGCCGACTTTGAGGATGCTATCGGTGCAACGGGTCAGATATTCGGCGAAAATGCCGACATCGTGAAGGGTTGGGCTGACACGCTTGGCACGGAGTATGGCATTGCAAAGAAGGAAGCGCTCGAATACTCAAACCTTATGGGTTCGATGCTCATCAACATTGGCAAGCTGACGGAGGAGCAGGCTGCACGGCAATCAGCGAAGCTGATAGAGTTGGCGGGTGACCTCACTGCCATGTATGGTGGCAGAACACAGGATGCCATCAGGGCTTTGACGGGTGCGCTGAAAGGCAATAACACGATGCTGGATAACTATGGCATGGCTGTCAATGATGCGCTTGTCAAGACGAAAGCCTTCGAGATGGGCTTATCGGATGGCACGGGCGAGTTATCGTTGCAAGCCAAGCAGGCCGCAACGTTGGCACTTATTTACGAGCAGACGACAGCAGCGCAGGGTCAGGCAGCACGTGAGGCTGATGGTGCGAGTGGTGCGATGCGAGCGTTGACAACGGAGGTAAAGAACCTATCAACAGAGCTGGGTCAGGTATTGATACCTGTGATCACACCTGTTGTGGCAGGTATCAGAGATATGGTTGCAGCGTTGCGAACATTGTCACCTGAGATGCAGACGTTGGTAGTCACTACTGGAGCCATCGCAGCAGCCGCAGGGCCGTTGTTGATTGTTATTGGTAAGATATTGACATATTTACCTAAAATCAAGGTTGCCATCGCAGCGTTAACAGGGCCTATTGGACTTGTCGGTGGAGCGATCATACTTTTGGCAGCCAATTTCGAGGATGTTGTGAAAAACGTTACAACAATGTGGAACACATTCACATCCGGTATTTCAAGCTCAGTAAAAGCACTTGTTTCTCTTGTAACCTTAGATTTTAAAGGTTTTTGGACTAACATAAAAGCTATGGTCAGCAATGGCGTTAAGTGGGTTGTTGGACAAATGGAGTTCATGGGGAAAAAGCTCGAATGGGTTTTAAGAAAGTTAGGTTTAGAGGAATGGGCTAACAGGGTTAATGCTTCTTTTGGTGGAATTAATTTAGACCAGTCAGCACTCGAAGCAGCTTTGGCGGCCAACGAGATGACAGGTTCTGCTGGGGCGATGCAGGAGGTGGCCAAAAGTGCAGCGTTGGCTGCTTCGTCCGTTGACGACCTTACGACATCATTCAGAGAGTTGGGAAAGGCACAGGAAGCCGCCACAGCCAAGATAGCACCCGATGATGTGACTGGGGTATCGGTTCTTGCGCCAGTCATCGAGCCGACCATCGATGCGCAGGGGTTGAAAGAGAAGTTAAGAGATGCGACCTACGGGGCGTTGGCTGATCTTGGGGAAGGCATCAAAGTGTTGACCATCGACCTATCCTCAATGCTTGGAAATGCGCTGACAGATGTGTTCGGGTCGGTGGCCGATGCGCTTGTTAATGGAGATAACATGATGGCGGCACTGGGTACATCATTGCTTGGCACGCTGGGCGGCATTATGGTTCAGCTTGGGCAGATGGTGATAGCAACGGGTTCTGCAATCGAAGCGGTGAAAGCGGCATTGTCAAGGTTAGGAGGTATTGGAGCAATAGCGGCAGGTGCGGCGTTAATAGCGATTGGTTCAGCTTTTGCATCAGGTGCGAGAAAATTAAGTCAATCGATGGGTAGCGTTGGAGGTTACTCTTCCGCACCATCGATGGTAAACACATCACCATCATATGGACCGAGTGAATACAGAGGACCGTATCGAGATGATTTCAAAGTTGAATTTAAAATCGGAAGCAATGAGCTTGTTGGAGTGCTTGACACAGCAGAACAAAGACGAAATAGATTAGGATAATATGATTTGGAGATTAACATATTGCAATAAGAAAGGGGTAGAAGCCAGGGTTGATATCATCAAAGGTGGTAGTACATCTGTTGAGATTGTGGAGGGTTCAGCCAATCCATTTACTATTTCTTACAGATTGGATAAAAACGACAAGTCTGGGCATATAATGACCTCATCGGCAGATATTGAGATTTTTGAAACTGAAACATTTAATATCGATGATTTAAAAACGTCAAACGAAACGGAACTAAAAGTTGAGTGCTTTGAGGACAATGTTTTGACGTGGTCCGGATTTATTTTGCCTGACTTTTTTTCAAGAGAGATAGGCTCTCCAAATATTGTTAGAATGACTGCAAGCGATAGGCTTACAGCACTTAAAGGTGTAATATTAAGCGACTTGCCAGCAAAAATATCACTGAGAGACTTAATCGAATTAAGTTTAGCGCAAACAGGTTTAAGCCTTGCTTTGGTTGCACAAATTCAAATTAATCAAGGCTCAACTAATATTTTAGATTCTGAAATATTAAGTCAAAGATTGACCGATACAAGAGGTCGCTCGATTAGTTGCTATGACATTTTGATGTCAATAATGGTTGCAACAAACTCAACTATTAGGCAGAGGGCAGGACAATGGGTAGTCTATAACAAGTTAAAACATGAATTAAGGACACCGACCATCTTTTTTGATAAAGTTGAGAGAGGTGCAATAAGAACAATTCAACCAGTTGCATCGAGTGTTGGGGTTTATCAGGAGTTTGGGGGTAATAGATTGCACCCGAATAATTATGACTTTAGCAATGGATTAACAAATTGGACATCAAGAAATGGGTTTGAAGCTGATATTGATAATAGGGTTGTATCATCTTTTTTAGGTGGAACACCTATTTATCAGCCTGACGTTACGACAAAAGATTATTTAGTTAATATTAATAATTGGATAACCGATGAAACTAATTTAGATACAGCTCCATTTTTAGAATCTAATAATATTCCAATTGCCAGCACGCAAAACAACACGGTTGAAATTGAGGTTGATATTAGTGCCGTTATGGCGGAAAAGCTATCAAGCACTACAGCTATAAGTTTTTTGAGATATGCGGTAATTGCTACAAATGGGATAGACACATACGCTTTGACCCCTAACGGACTTTTTGAAGCCTATGATCCCGAAAAAATAAACGAGCATTCAATAATCTTAGCAGGTGGACAACAATCACCATTACTTCTTGCCTCACCAGCTTATACAAATTCATCTAAAAGAAAGGGTGTGTTAGAGGTTGACAATGTTAACGATTTCCATATAAATATAAGAATTTATGGTTCAGGGCTATTCCAATGTGTTAATGTTAATTTTGCATCCGTAAGATTCGGGAATAAAACGGAAACACCAAAAGGCAATTTATACAAAACAACACAAGGTTCAAACTTCACAAAACAGCATAACATTGAAACAGTTATTTTTGGTGATTATATAAGAAAAGGTTTAAACGGCTATTTTTATAATTACCCAATTGACGACACTTCAAATTTATATTTACCAAATGGAGAACTTGCATCCCCAACATGGATAACTATTTTTGACACAACCGAACGACCTCTGCTGCATCATATTTCAAGACAAAAGAGTCGTTTGTTTAGTGTTGCGCATGATATTTTAAGGGCAAATATTAACGTAGAATCTTTTGACCCTTTAGCAGTTTTTCAAGATTGCAGGGATAGAAAATATATTGTTGTTTCCGCAAGATTTGATTTTTTAAGGTCGGAAGTGGATGTTGAGCTGGAGCAAATAGCATATGACAACACGATTTTAAAAAGAGATTTTATTTATAGCTACTTCGGAGAGGGTGAGGATACAATAAAATCAATCGGAGGTATTGCAGGCGGCGGAGGTGCAGGCGGTGGTGGTATGACATCCGAGCAACTGGCGATACTCAATAACCTTGCAAGCTGGTGGAAGCTCGACGAGGAAAACGATGCTATTTATTCAGAGAAAAGTATTTACTCTTTAAAAGGCGTTTCGGCACTTGGGTTAGGTCCAGAGGGTGGCGGAGGCGGTGGAGATATTGATAAGCTCGATTCATGGGCGAACTATACATCAGAGAAAGCAGATTACTATGTTCCTGCAAGTTTATTAGTTTCTTTCAGAAGTGATACTTTGAGCCGACTAACTTCACTCGAAAGCGGTTCGGCAACTTCAATTAATACTACTGGTAGCGGCAATGCTATCACAAGTGTTTCAAAATCTGGAAATACTTTGACTTTTGCAAAAGGGAGTACTTTTTCTTTGTCAACTCATAATCACGATACTGTTTATAAACCGATAGGTTACGTACCATCGTGGAGTGAAATAACAGGCAAACCATCAACTTTTGCGCCATCAAGTCACACTCATACAATAGCTAATGTCACAGGCTTGCAATCAGCCTTAGATGGCAAACAGCCTACTATTTCAACTGGCACAACTTCTCAATATTATAGAGGGGATAAAACGTGGCAAACATTAAACACCTCAGTAGTTCCAGAGGGGAATAATCTGTACTTTACAAATGCGAGAGTAAAGGCTTACGGAGACACCTTATATAGTCCTTTAGGGCATACTCATACGATTGCTCAGGTTACAGGGTTACAAGCCGCTTTGGACGGTAAATCGGATATAGGGCATACGCACAACTATTTACCATTAGATACTGGGAGGCCCGCTGCTGATTTAGATACGCTACGCACTTCTGGGATAAGAGGAGGAGGCTCCACAACAACAAACAGACCATCAGGTTCGTATTCTTTCTCCCCTTATATGGTAATGCAATCATCTACAGATAGATTTGTTCAACTATGGTTTGATAGCTATGGTGGTAATAATATATACTATCGAAATGGGAATAATTCTGTGTGGGGGGATTGGGTCAGATTGCATCACTCAGGCAACCTCACATCACTCTCTCAATTAACAGACAATATAGGTGTAGCAACTCACATAGCTAATACCTCTAACCCACACAGTGTAACAAAATCGCAAGTTGGGTTAGGCAATGTAGATAATACATCAGATTCGGCAAAGAACGTATTATCCGCAACGAAGCTAACCACCGCAAGAACAATCAATGGTACATCATTTAATGGTACAGCTAATATTACAACAGCTAACTGGGGAACAGCGAGAAACATCGGAATAGTTAACAGTGATGGTACTGGAACAGCAGTAACCACGAGTGTGAACGGTTCAGCAAATGTAAATCTAAAACTCCCGTCAACCATTAAAGCAACTCTAACGGGCAATGCTTCAACCGCAACCAAACTTCAAACAGCACGAACAATAGCAGGAGTTTCATTTGACGGAAGTGCGAATATAGCTATTCCATTTGCTAATTTGGCAAGTAAACCAACTACTTTAAGTGGTTACGGAATTACTGATGCTGTTACTTTAAATACAACTCAAACAATTACTGGAGCTAAGAGTTTTTCAAACACATTAAGATTAACTAAAGATACTCCATCAGGGACTGCATATAATGCTCTTGCAATGGAAGTTCGTAGCACAGGAGGAAGTCCTGTTGGGATAGGATTTCATCGAGGTGGTTATACCCAAACTATTTTAGCACACGAAGGCTCAGGTTTAGTAGTAAGGTCAAGTAGTATATCAACAGGAGCATTAGCTCCCATAACAGCATCAACATTTATTGGAGCGTTGAGTGGGAATGCGAGTAGTGCAACTAAACTTCAAACAGCACGTACCATAGCAGGAGTTTCATTTGATGGAAGTGCCAATATAGCTATTCCATTTGCTAATTTGTCAAGTAAGCCTACAACATTAGCAGGTTATGGAATAACGGATGGGGCTTTAAAATCACTCACGTTAACAGCAGGCAATGGACTAACTGGAGGAGGTACATTAGAAGCGAATAGAACCTTTGCATTAGGAACTCCATCCACATTAACAGCAGTATCAACTAACGCTGTTACATCCACATCTCACACCCACGCTATCACAACTACAACGGTTGGGGCGGCTAATACAATTGTTGCAACAGATGCAAGCGGAGCAGTCAGAGGTAATATTATCCGAATTGGTGCTAATTGGACACTTGAATTAAGTGGTACTGAGTTGTGGTTTAAATATGGTGGGGTAGTGAAACAAAAGATGTTTCAAGATGGATCATTTGTTGCTACAGGTGAAGTTGCTGCATATAGTCAAGGAGTAGCAGCTGATGAACTACAATTAAATAAATTAACACTATTACAAGGAGGAGGAATTAGTAAATACTTATCATCTACTGCTTCACAAGTTTATTTTGATATAGATGGGGCAACCCCTTTATCAATGACTAAAACAGAAGTGAGAAGAGGTAACACTGATAACAATGTGAATCTAGGAACATCTGCTTATCCTTGGGCGAATATTTATGGAACTGAAATAACTGCTGTTAACAACATTACAGTGCCTAAAATCACATTGGGCAATGGATGGACTATTGAACAAACAGCTGCAAGTTTAACAATTAGAAGAAATGGTATAGTTAAAGGAACTTTTAATGCATAAATTAAATAATATGAAAAAGTTTATTCAATGGTTGGCAAAGATTTTTAAAGCAGAAATTACTGTTGAGAAAATCGTGTACAAGGATAAAATTGTGGAGGTTGAAGTCGAGAAACTAATTTCTCTTGATGGGGAGATTATTGGAGATGTTACTATTAAAGGCAATTTGGTAGTGACTGGAAGCTTAAATGTAACAGGCGGTGTGACTTGTCTGAAACTTAATGAAATAAATAATTCAAATAAAAATAAATAAAATGGCATTACCAAATAGCAATATAAGCGTTGCGATGGTGAAGGCAGAACTTGGGGCAGCGACAAATAATGTGGGGCAGTTGTGCATTCACCCGAATGTGAATAAGTGGAGTAGGTGGAAGCCTGTAGCAAACCCAAAAATAGGGAATATGACCGCTTCTGACTATGCAGCAGTCTATACAGGAGCAGAAGTTTCAAATAATGGGAATTATGGACTTATAATACCAGATGTAGTAAGAACGACTTCGATAAATAGTGTCCCTGCTGCAATAGAAGATGCTTGTGCAAACTCTTGGGAATACAGAAAACCTCTGGGAGGGGCGAATGAACCATTTAGGCTTGGGGACTTTAGGAATTACTATCATCAAGCAGTCCCTCCTATACAATGTACTGCACCAGCATTAACAATAGTAGGAGCCACAGAAAACAGACTTTCAATTTATTTTGATTTAGACCCAGGGGACCCCACCTATAATTTGCAAGCATATGACCTATATAATAATGGCTCTATTGATTTATCAAACTGTACATTATTTGGGATATTGAAGGATTATCGAGGTGATATTATATCAATGAATGAATCTGAAACAATTCTTGATTCATCAGGGGAGTTAAATGCCCCAGCTATTATTTTTTCTGGTTTTTTGGCATTACCTCAAATGAATCCTGGGTATGAATATCAGATATATATAGTTATTAGAAATTTAAATTATACGGCTGGGTGGGAGTTTCTTCCTCTTCCTGATGGATTTGGATATAACCAGTTTCCCTTGCTTGTTAATATTAATAGAGATATGGTTGAAGATGGAGGAGGTGTTGTTATAGCAGAACAAAACATATGGTTTTCTCCTGCATTTGGACAACCTTATAGAACAGCCAATGATTGTATGGAGGATTATTCTGCTACGTGGAAAATGAGAAATACAACAGGGGATTTGCTTGTCCGAATTGACCTTAAAAATGGGAGTATGTATAGTAAAACATTTGCAAAAAATGATTTTGATTTATTGAATTATTATAATAACACGCAAGCATACCCTCAATATATGTTTACATCAGAACCATCGGGAGCATCTGGTGGTGTAACTCAAGTTACACTTGCAGCAGGAGAAACCAAGTCAATATGGTTTTATTACCAAGCTCCTCTATTAAATACTCCAAGTCCTGAGATAGTAATAAGAAGAGGACAAATTGAACTTATAACAGGAACACTTATGTATTCACCTGGATCGGTAGGATGGCAAGAGGCTTAATATAATTTTAAATAAAAACAAGTCAAATTATGAAAACAAAATTAGTAAAAGAAACAATCGAAAGAACTCTGAATGAGCTTCAAGAAGAAGTTGAAAAAACTGTATCAATTGAGTACAAAGTGTTAGATGAAAATGAGAATCAGGTAGGTTCTGCTCACATCTCACAGCACGGAGTAAATATCAGTCTGTACGGCAGAGAATTTGACATTGAGGATTGGGTGAGCAGGCTTAATGACTTTTTAAATGTTGAAGAGGAAGTTGAAGAAGTTGAAGAAGTAGAAGAAGTAGAAGAAGTAGAAGAAGTTGAAGAAGTAGAAGAATAAAATTTAAAAAAAATAGCATCATGATAAAAAAAGAAAATGCAATAAATTTATTTGTCTTAATTAGAGACATTAAAAATAGCAATTTGTCTCGGGAAGCATTGGTCAAATACATAATGTTGAGAGTGAAATTAAAATCACTTTTTGAAGAATTTGAAAAAGCACGTGAAGAAATAAGCGAGCAGGTGAAGCCAAGCGGTTGGAAAGAGGGCGACAGTATGAAGGAATGGGATGAAAAATTCAGACCAGTTATGCAGAAGTGGTTAAGTGAAGAGGTCGATATTCAAACGAAAATATTCAATCAAGAGGAATGCGCTGATTTAATTTCAAGTAATCCAGACTTAAGCGGTTCGGCAATTGACTTAATCGTTTCGGGATTGCTCAATGAATAGAAAATAAATTAGTTTGATATGACTGAATGGATAGCAACTGCAATTGGTGTAATTGGGAGCATCGGGGGTATCGGAACAATCCTTTATTGGAGGCAAAATAAAGGGTCGGCAACGGCTGGGGTAGTAAAGGAGTCGATGGATGCGTTGAAGTCGGCACTTGAGACGCTGACGAGCCAACAAGAGGTGTTCACGATAACGATAAAAGATAAAGACGATGAGATCGTGTCGTTGAAAGAGCAGTTGAAGGAGTTGAGCCTTCGTGTTGCGGAGAATGAGCGAAAGGTGGCAGGTATGCAACGAGCGATTGATAATGAGATACGATTGCGCAAGGAGGCAGAGGGTAACATATGTTTCGTGACCGACTGCAAAATGCGGAAGCCGAAATTGGGAACTTATAACAAAGAACAACTATGATAGCAAGAATCAGGAAAGGGAACGATTTTCACGTAGCGTGGCAAATCAAGCGTGGCGGAGTTGCGGAGAACTTAGAGAATGTGACTAACATCAAGTTGGAGCGCACCATCTACGGCATCACAACAGAGCACACGCTGTTCACCGTATCGGGCGACACCATCACTGCGGAGATACCCGCAGAGGTGCAGACACATTATGGTCAGTATAAGCTTACGTTGAGTTACGAGTTGGTTGATACTGGTATGAGCGATGACGACCGCAAGTGCAAGGTCGCCATCTATGCGTTTGCAATTGTTGATCCGCTTGGTCCTGCGGATGACCTGCTGACGGTAGATGTAGCATCTGACGTATCGATAGGATTTAAGGGCGATAAGGGGTTATCAGCTTATCAGGTGTGGTTAGAGGAAGGTAACGTCGGCACGGAGGATGATTATTTCGCTTATCTACGACAGCCAGCCACCGATGCGGCAGAGAGCTTATCGGAATTGGAGCAGACTGTATCTGACAACGAAGCGTTGAGGATCACTGCCGAGCAGGGCAGGTTTGATGCGGAGCTGCTTCGTGTAGGAGCAGAATCAGCGAGAAACGATGCCGAAGGGATCAGGGATTCAAACGAAACAGCACGCATAAACGCCGAGGGCATCAGGAATGCAAACGAAACGGCACGCATCAACGCAGAGAGAGACAGGGCGGATGCGGAAGATTTGCGGAATCAGGCCGAGGTAGCACGTGAGGAGGCCGAAGGGTTGAGGCAGACTAATACGGCAACGGCAATACAGAATGCAGGGGAGGCGACCACCGCAGCCAATACAGCAGCAGGGTTGGCAAATAATGCGGCAACCGCAGCGAATACAGCCGCAGGGGATGCAAACAATGCAGCAGAGGCAGCAAACACAGCAGCAGGGTTGGCAAATAATGCAGCAACCACCGCCACCACCGCAGCAGGGTTGGCGGATGATGCAAGGTTGGCAATTCAGGATGATTTGGCACTAAAAGCAGACCAAGCTGATTTGGAAGAAACAACTGAAAAGCCAACAGCGCAATCTCTGTCTGAATTAAATGCAAGGATAACAGCATTAGAAGCGATTCTCTCAAACAAAATAAAAGACAGAATTGACGTAACAAAAGAGTTTAACGTGTGGGGAAAAACAAACCTCATATTGACAGGCAGCGGTGCAGCCACCTTTGCACCTGATTTTGTTGGGCAGAAGTACATTGACACAACAAATGGCAATGTTTACGTTGCGGTAGGGGTAGACACAGCGGGGGATTGGAAATTAGTATAACGGATAGAATATTGAACGATTATGAAATATCTAAATAATTACGCAGACGAGGCGGCTTACAATGCCGACACAAGACCGACAGATAGCTCTACGGTGAGCAATATCGAAACGGTCGGAGTGAGATATGACGGAAAGAATGTTTTCGTACCGAAGGAGAGTGCAGACGTGGGAGATATTGTTGTTGTCGACAACGGTGAATTGAGGTACATCAAGCTCGATACCTACGATGCATCACTAATAACGGTAGAGCCTATCGGGGTAGTGTATTACAGAACTGATACAGAAATTAGGGTGATATATAAAGACTCGCTTGGTAATGCACAATGGGCAGCACCATTCAGGGCAAAAGTTGAAGGATTTGACTTGGTTAATGGTGGCACTCACACCATAACTGTCAATTCATCGACATATCCATTCACCTATTCAGCAGGAGCAACCTTAGCTGATGTTTCGAGTGCTATTCTTGCATCACTCCCAACTGATGCAGGATGGAGCGTTGAAACTAAAAACGGATATATCGTAATCCAGAGAAGCTATTATACGCCAGCTATCAACTCATTTGATGTGTCAGATTTAACTGCCACAATACTAAACGAAGATCGGCAAGCAAGGCTAACTGGATTTTTAACAGCATATGCAAATTGGACAAGAGAAAACGGATATTCTCACACCTACGCAGGAGCAAATTTTGAAAGATTCTTGCAATACTATAGCGCATCAGGGAGCGATGCTACAGGTGTTGACGAATCTGTTTCCTCAGTAATCAAAGAGAGCGTATTTAATGCAACAGATAACCCTCTGTTAGTTGAAAAATATGGAACGTATGAAAATTATATCCTTGACAACTTAGTCAAGATGCCATATAGCAAGAATGCAATTGCCGATAATGACGGCAAATCAAACACCGAAAAACTTATATCGTACACATACATAGACGATGATGGCGTGGAAAAGCCCTGTTTCCCTGCGGCTCATGCAGCTTCGAGTGTATCAGCGGGGAATGTGAATTGGTGGCTGCCGAGCGCAGAAGAAATGGCGGTATTAGTTCGTGGAGTGAAGCTGAATTATTCTGACCCTCTAAGCAGGTCACTGTACAAGATAGGGAGTAGGTTTGCCATTACGTCCTCGCATTGGACTTCATCGGAGCGCTATTCCAACACCAGTTGCATTTACTACGGCCTCAACGGCTACATGCACATCCTCAACAAGAACTATTCGTATGTGGTTCGTGCCGTCTCAGCTTTTTACTTTTAACTTTTAACTTGCGGCGAAGCCGCACTTAGTATTATGTATAGGAATTTGCAGTTATATAAAGATGTTTATCAGTTAACAAAACTGATTCATAGGGCATTGCCAAAGATGTCAAGATTTGAGAGGTTCTCTATAGGCTCAATGCTTTTTGAGAAATCTCTTCATTTGGTTGATGGAATAATAACTGCAAATGCTGTAAGAGGCAAAGAGCGAGTGGATGAGCTTGGAAAGTTTATAGGAACTTTTGGGACTGTTGAAGCACTTATAAGGATAACATCGGATGAAAAGATTCTTGACCAAAGAACACTTGCTCCGATGTATCTTCTTGTAAATAATATATCAAAACAAGCGAATGCTTGGAAACGATCTACCGGGATATGATGTCATGTGTATATCATAGTGAGTATTCTAATAAAAAGGGCTGTCCGCTATCATTTATAGCTATTTCACAAGGGGCAGTAAGAGGAGCGCAATTCCAACAACAGTTGGATTTACAACGGCAACAACGGCAACATGAACAACAACAACAAGAACAATTCGAACGTGGTTCGTGCCGTCTCAGAATTTTATATGAATATGTTTAAAGTAGAAGATATATTTGAAGCCTATTACGATTGTTTAAAAAACAAGCGTAATACAGAGAGTGCGATTAAATTTGAAATGAACTACATTAGAAATTGTATTTCATTATA